AAATTTAAAATGAACAAAATATTGGATTTTATTTTTCTTTAGATCATTAGGCGCATAATTTCTTCTAATTGCTAAAACTGTTCTACTGCCTTCTTCAACAGTTACAATGTATGGTAATTTAATTCCAGTTGGTTGACCATCACTATCTATATCTTCAAAACCTTCTAAGTCTAAATTTACATGACACTCTAGCAAAGTATATATTGTTTCTTGCTTACCTGATTTTTTAGTGCCATCTAATTCTCTTTCTTTTTTTTCTACAGAGTTTTGTTCAACGTTACTTGGTGGTGCAAGATCTACATCAACATAAAAACCATTTACTTGTTGTTTTCGTAATTCATTCTCTGACATCTTAACAACGTGTATTACGGACTCTGCATCTTCAATACTTGTTGCAGTATAAGGAACTATTAATTCATCAGCAGGTACAAATTTAGATACCACTCTTCCAAGTGGTACATCGTAATAAACTTTTTTAAATGT